GGGTTTTGTAGTTTTTGTATAGAAAAATCTATAGTGTAATAAAAGAAACCATCTTAAAGGTTGGTCTTACCTTTACGTCAGTAAGGTAGGAACACAAATCCTCCAGCGGATTCAGGCTTTGTAGGAAAAAGCCGTTCTTTCATTTGTTTAGTTCTAACAGCTACAGAAAATGTAGAGTTAAAAATTTCTTCAAAGGTAGGAAAACGTTCAACATCATAGTCAGTGAAGTCGATTGTTCCCATCTTTTGAAGCCAATCAAAAGAACTAGCCTTTGGCTTAACGCCAAGGTGATCCAGAAGGTATGAGTGAACATCCTTGCAGACGAAGTAGACGGCTCTAGAACAACCTAAGGTTGCCCAAGCTATGCCAACACATGCAGAAGCGAGTTCGGGAAGACCGAAATTGCGTTCAGGAAAAGCAAGATGTGACAAAAGGTCAGCATCAGTGCGTTTCGGCATCATGTTTCTGTTGGAATATCCGAGAACTTTAATTTCATGAAGTTCATTCGAAATTTGAGTTTTCTTAGTATTTAATTTTGCATTAAAATATTCTAGTGCTAATTCAGCAAGTCTCTTTAGATAGGTTTGGCCTTGAATTTGAAAAAGCCTTTCAGGGAAGGCGACGAGGCTGTCATCTCCTTGAACTTTAATAAAAAAGTTAGGTGATTCAATGTTAATTCCAGTTGCGCTCAGCAAAGTAAGGTTCATGATACAATCAATAAACGATCCAAGTAGTTGAGTTTCTTGCAATCCAGACATTAGTCCATTGTTTAGCCAGGAGTAAAGTCTACCGTCAGGTAAACAAATTGGTGTGTATTTCACAGAATGACACATCCATCTCCAAAGTCTTTCAATTCTTTCTGGTTCAGTTGAAGAATTAGGATAAAAGTTAGTTGGAACATATCCATCTTCAAATGTAAAGTACGATCTCCATATTGAGTGAACATCATCGATCACTTCATGTAGAACGCGTTTATCAAATTGACTCCAGTCAATTGACATATAAGTATTATGTGGTCCCTTTGAAAAAAGTTTGGAATAGAGTTTTCTCCATCCGCCTTTAATCATTTCATTTCCCCAGAGCATTGGTGAACTAATTCGTTCATTCAAATATTGTTCTTGGAGAGGCCAGATAAAATGTTGTTCAGCCATTAACAGAAGTTTTGTAGCTCCGTAGACAGCTCTGATTTTATCAGGTTCATCATGATTTACAACATGCGATCTTGCATGTAGGTGCGTAAATTCATAAGTCTTAGGGGTACCATCGTGGTTCCAGAATTTTGGGTCACCATCTTTAATAAGATGTATAAGTAAACGATTACGTTCGAAAATTTCATCATATAAATTATGAAAAGAACGTTTGTTATCAGTAATCATTCCTTCGGCTTGTTTTTGTCGAATAATTTGCTCGACTCCAGATTCATAAGTCCAAGGCGCTTCAGCGCTTGTATTTAATGTCCAAGGATAATATCTTTGGTCAGGAAAATGAATAGGACGAAGTTTTTGCTTCGGTCTAAACAAGTCAGTAGTGACACGTAAGGCACGTAAGTAGTGGTAGTCTCTTTTCACGGGGTGAAACGGTTGCTCATATTGGAAGAAGTCTTCAATGAGTCGTTCATCAGATAATTCTGATCTTCTTTTAAGGAAGGTTTCATGTACTGTTTCATTTGAACAGTGAGCGTGAATCGCAGATTTAACAATTTTAAACCGATTCATGATTAAATTATCAGACCAGTTGCCGCGTAAGCGTGCGCGTTTCATTAGACGCATAATTGTTTTTGAAATTTTGCCTTTATAGACAAGATTTTGCGGTTTGAGACACATTTAAGTGTTATTTTAGTTCGCTGTACTCGAACATGTAAAGCTTTTCGTGGAAGGAGTATAAGAAAT